GGCAAGTATTTCAACATAAAAAACTTGTGCGCGCCAAGCTGGCCACACACAAGATTATTCAAGTTTTGCCTGCGGGTGGGATAGGGTGTGTTTTAGAGGTTGAGGGTCTATCAGAACGATTTAAAAGTTTAGTAGTTCCTAAAGAATATGAATTATATGCTGGTATTTTACAATATAATAAGTGCAACTTATTATATGGATATTATGCTGAAAAAATAAAACCTACCTGGAGACTAGTGTGAAAGCTGTTATTACAAATAGAATTTACATGGATGATCCTGGTAAACTTAAAAGCAAATTTATTGCTGAACAACTTACGTATAAGATAACAAAAAATACAGGCAGTAAAAAATTTAATACTATAGAAACTATTAGAAACTATAAAACATTAGCTAAAGGTATATTAAGTATACCACAAGGTAGACATGATCTAATACCAGATGACTATGAAATAGTAGATAAAAGAGTAACAAATCCTGTGCCTTTTCCTGCTACTAAATACGAGCTACGCGAAGATCAACTAGAAGTATATAATCAAGCTAATGACACTTGCTTTATTAATGCACTAGTAGGTTGGGGTAAAACCTTTACATCATTACATATTGCTAAAAAGTGGGGACAAAAAACACTGATAGTTACGCACACAACTGCATTGCGCGATCAGTGGTGTGATGAAGTCAGAGTATTATTTGGACATGAACCAGGTATAATAGGTAGTGGGTATTATGAAATAGAAGATCACTTTATTGTAGTAGGCAATGTTCAAAGCATTGTTAAATATTTGGATAGAATAAATAAAGAGTTTGGTACTGTAATTTTAGATGAAGCACACCATTGTCCTGCAACAACTTTTAGTACTACTATAGATAGTTTTTATGCTAGATATAGATTGGCGCTTAGTGGAACAATGGAACGCAAAGATGGTAAACATATAATATTTCGTGATTATTTTGGTGATATAATATTTAGACCAAAACAAGCAAATACTATAAATCCAGTTGTACACTTAGTAAAAAGTAATTTAACACTAAAACCTAACGTAACTTGGGTGGAAAAAATAAATGATTTAACACAAAATGACTATTATAGAAAGTTTATTAGTGGTCTTGCTAATTATCATATTGTGGGAGGCCATTCCGTATTAGTAGTAGCAGATCGTGTAGAATTTTTAGAGGCAGTAAAAAACTATGTTGGAGAAACGTGTTTGTTGGTTACTGGCGACACCAGCTATGAAGAAAGGCAGTATGCTAAAGAACAAATCCTTAACAGAGAAAAAATGTGCATTGCTGGTAGCCGCCAAATTTTTAGTGAAGGAATCTCAATCAACGCACTTAGTTGCGTTATCTTAGCTGTACCAATGAGTAATGATAGTTTATTAGAACAAATTGTAGGTAGAATTATGCGTCCTTATCCTAACAAACCACAACCAATTGTAGTAGATATTCAATTTAGTGGTTGGGCAGATAAAAAGCAAAATAATGATAGATTTGGTCTTTATATTAAAAAAGGTTGGGAAATTCTATCGGTATAGAAATTTTAACTTGCTATAGTTAATCTATTGTGGTATAATATATTATGAATCAAAGAAATGTCTTTACATTTAGTCTTACTAAGCTAGAGTTGCTGGCTAAAGGTAATCAAGTACAATTAGTACAATTATTGGAAGATTATTATAAAGGATTTAAGTATAAACTTATAGGTAACAGCTATTTAATTAATCCTGGTCAGCTTTTCTTTGATCGTAATACAGATGTGCTTTTTAAAGCACAGTATATACAGTTAGCGGCGCGTAGAAGCTATCAGCAATATAAAGATTTAGGAATCAATTATTTAGATTTAAGTTATTTCCCAGACCTAAACTTAGAAGCAATAAAACACAATCCGCTATTAATAACAAAAAACAACAAAATATATTTCAAATACGAGGAATAAATGGCACTTAGTTTTAAACAAACAAAAGGCAAAGCAGCATCAAATAAAGTAGAAAGCTACGAATATAAAGATGGTGAGAATACAGTTAGATTAATTGGTGGAGTATTGCCAAGATATATTTACTGGCTTAAAGGTACTAATGATAAAGATATTCCTGTAGAATGTCTAGCTTTTAGTCGCGAAAAAGAAAAGTTTGACAATCTTGAAAAAGATTATGTACCTGACTATTATCCAGATTTACGTTGTAGTTGGAGTTATTCAATTAACTGTATAGATCCTAAAGATGGTAAAGTTAAAGCACTAAATCTTAAAAAGAAACTATTTGAGCAGATTGTTACAGCTGCTGAAGATTTAGGCGATCCTACTGATTATGATACAGGTTGGGATGTTGTATTTAAGCGTCAAAAAACTGGCCCACTTCCATTTAATGTTGAGTATACACTACAAGTTTTACGCTGTAAGCCACGAGCACTAAGTGACACGGAACGTGAGCTAGCAGAAAAAGCACAAAACATTGATGAAAAATTTCCTAGACCAACAGCAGATGAGGTTAAAGCTTTACTAGATAAAATCGCAGAACAAAACGATGAAGATAGTAGTGAACAAGAAGCTGTTAAAGAATTAGGTTAAACAGTGGCCCAGTAATGAAAATTACTGGGCTTTTTTATCTCAGGAAAAATAATGAAAGTGCTTTTTACGGCAGATATACATATAAAATTAGGTCAAAAAAATGTTCCTGTAGATTGGGCTAAGAATCGTTATAACTTATTGTGGAAAGCATTAGCTGAACAACAAACTAAGGCTGATCTATTTGTTATAGGTGGCGATGTTTTTGATAAACTTCCTAGTATGGATGAACTAGAAGTTTATTTTGACTTAATAAGTCATTGTAATATACCAACTATTATTTATAGCGGTAATCATGAAGCAGTTAAAAAATCTACTACATTTATGACTAATTTAGCTAGAGCCACTAACTTAATGAGTAATAAACGTAATGTTATAATTATAGATGACTATTACAGTGATTATGGTATAGAATTTGTTCCTTACAATAAACTTAAAGATTTTGAACATAATAATCCTTGGCCAGAAGGCGGCAAACTCTTATGTACACACGTTAGAGGAGAAATACCTCCACATGTTACAGCAGAAGTTAATTTAGATATATTTAATGCTTGGGATATTGTACTAGCCGGAGATTTACACAGTTATGAGAATTGTCAGCGTAATATCTTGTATCCTGGTAGTCCTGTTACCACTAGTTTTCATAGAGATGTTGTTGATACTGGCATCATATTATTAGATATAGAAACACTAGAACATAAGTGGATTAAATTAGAATTACCACAATTAATAAGAAAAACTGTAGGAACTAACGACCCTAAATTGCCGACTAGTTATCATCATACAATTTATCAAGTTGAGGGTGATTTGCAGGAATTAGGTGGACTAGAAGATAGTGATTTAATAGATAAAAAAGTTATTAAACGAAATATTGAAGATGTTCAGTTAATGCTTGATAATGATATGACACTGGTAGAAGAAGTAAAAGAATACTTACAATATATATTAACATTACCTCAAGAAACTATTGATAAAGCAGTACTAGAAGTACAAAATAATTTGGATAAAATAGAGCATGACTAGCACAGACTATCATCCTAATTTTTATTATGTTGCTAGAATACTTGCTGAACGCAAACACGGCTCACAAGATAGCTGGCAGCTAGAATTTGATAATGCAGTTGATATGATATTGTTAATAGAACAATTAGGTTTTTTAAATAAACGAAAGTTTTGGGATAATGATAACAATAAAAGAATTACGTTGGACTAATTGCTTTAGTTATGGTAGTAATAATGCTATTAATTTTATCAAAGCTCCACTAACACAACTTGTAGGTAAAAACGGACACGGTAAAAGTAGTATAGCTCTTATCTTAGAAGAGGTTTTATTCAACAAAAATTCAAAAGGTATCAAAAAATCAGATATCCTTAATAGATATGTTAAAGATAAAACTTATACAATAGAACTTGATTTAGAACGTGATGGTAATTTATATACAATTAAAACTACAAGAGGATCACAACAAACAGTTAAATTGACAAAAAATGGTAAAGATATTAGTTCACATACAGCTACTCAAACTTATAAAATTATAGAAGATATTATAGGAATAGATCATAAAAGTTTTGCACAAATTGTTTATCAAAGCAATGCTATGAGTCTTGAGTTTTTAACTAGTGCTGATACGGCTCGTAAAAAGTTTTTAATAGAAATATTAAATCTAACTAAATACACTAAAGCTAGTGAAGTATTTAAAGAAATCTCATTAGAGCTTGGTAAGGAAATTAGTGGAACACAGGCTAAGGTAAACACTATACGTGGCTGGTTGGATAAATATGAAAAAACCGATTTAACACCAAAACAGTTAGTTGTAGTAGAGCAACTAGACCCTAAACTAGAGCAAAAAGCAGCAGAGCTAAACCTAGAAATTAGCAATGTAGACAAAACCAATCGTAAGATTGTACAGAATAATACCTATAAGCAACAGCTTAATGCTATTGATTTAACTTTTCCATCAGTAGCACCTGTAGACGAGCAACATATTCGCAAACTACAGCAAGAGCAAACAGAAAATATGAAAACTGTCAAAGATGGTGAATTGTTTATTAAAAAGCTCAAGAATTTATCAGGAGTTTGCCCAACTTGTTTTAGTCAAATTGATAGTACAAAAACTCAAGAATTAATTAGTAGTAAAGACTATGAAGTTGAAAGTGCGCGAGCAAGTGCTGCTGCTGCATTAATTATAAGTAGTGAACTTGAAAATCAAGACAAACAGTATAAACAAGCTATAAAAGCTCAGCAAGAATTTGAGCGACTACATCAACTAATAGATAATAATCTACCAACTAAAACACTAGATAAAAATGAACTACAAAATCAATATGATGAGCTGGCTAGAACTATACAGGAAACTAAACAGCGAATTAAATCAGCAGAAGATCGAAATACACAAGTACAAGCTCACAATGGTAAAATAGATACTATTAAACAACAGCTAGAAGAAATGCGTGAGGAGCTAGAAGAACACAGTTTTCAGCTACACTTAATGAATGAACGCATGAGTATACTAGGTGTACTTACCAAAACTTTTAGCACAACTGGACTAGTAGCATATAAAATAGAGTGTTTAGTAAAAGATTTAGAGTCAATTACTAATCAATACCTAGTAGACCTAAGTGATGGTAGGTTTCAAATTAGTTTTAAAGTAAATAGTAGTGATAAACTATTGGTAGTAGTTACAGATAATGGCCGTGATATTGATATTAGTGCACTCAGTGGTGGCGAAAAAGCTCGTGTAAATGTTGCCACACTCTTAGCAATTAGAAAATTGATGCAAACTTTATCAAGTAGTCGTATTAATCTCTTAATACTAGACGAAACTGTAGAAGCACTTGATGTTGACGGCAAGGAAAAGTTAGTAGAGGTATTATTGCGAGAAGAACACCTTAATACTTTTTTAGTTAGTCATGGTTTTAGTCATCCATTACTGGATAAAGTAAATGTTATTAAACGTAGCAATGTATCTCGCATTGAGGCATGAATATATGCGTAATAAAAACTTTGAAAAAGTACTAGAGCGTAGAAAAAAGGCTCGTGAACAAGCACAAGAGAAAATTGAGCAACTTGACTTATATACTAATCAAGATGGTACTATAGACTGGGATAAGTTAGCTAAACATATAAGAGAGGCTATCGGTGGTAGACAGCAGAGCTAAAGGTGCTAGAACAGAAACACTAGCGCGTGATATGTTGCGTAAACATACTGGATTAGCTTGGGAGCGTGTGCCTGGTAGTGGAGCACTTGATGCTAAACATGGTTTAAAAGGAGACTTATATGTACCCAATTATACTAATAACTATTGTGTAGAAGTAAAAGGTTATACAGATGATCATATTAACAGTGGATTACTAACACATAAAACTCCGCAAATTATAGAGTGGTGGCAGCAAACACAACGTCAAGCATTTCAAGTAGATAAAATGCCATTACTAATATTTAAGTATGATCGCAGTAAATTATTTGGTGCTACTAGTTTTGTTTGTGATAATATGATGGAAAAACGGTGGCTAATGTTTTACTCACAAGATTATGAATTCTATATGTTTTTGCTAGAAGATTGGCTTCAAAATACCAAAACTAAATTTGTAAATTGACTTTTTTTATCAATAGTGTTATAATAATAGATTACACCATAAAATAATATGAAAACCTTTAAACAATTTGAACGAACTGAAAAAACACTAATGATAGTAGATGCGCTTAATCTTGCATTTCGCTATAAGCACAGTGGGGCTAGAGATTTTGCTGAAGATTACCTAAGAACAGTGGAAAGTTTAGCTAAAAGTTATAAAGCACAGTACATAATTATAGCCACAGATCAAGGATCTAGTAGCTATCGTAAAGCTATTTATCCTGACTATAAGCAAAATCGTAAAGATAAATATGATCAACAAACTGAAAATGAAAAATTAGAGTTTGAATTATTTTTTGAAGATTTTACCAAAACTATAGAATTACTTGAACAAAACTATACAGTATTACGATTTCAAGGCGTAGAAGCAGACGATATTGCTGCTTATATAGTTAGCAAAAAGCGTAAATTATCTATTGATCAAATTTGGTTAATGTCAAGCGATAAAGACTGGGATTTACTTATAAAACCAGGAGTATCTAGATTTAGTTATGTTACTAGAAAAGAAACTACTTGGGAAAATTGGTCAGATCACTATACATTCGAACCTGAGCAATATGTTCATGTTAAGTGTCTTATGGGTGATAGTGGCGATAATATTCCTGGTGTAGCTGGTGTTGGGCCTAAACGTGCTCAACAACTTGTTGAAGAGTATGGTACTACCTGGGATATTATTAGTAATATTCCTATACCTGGACGTTATAAGTACATTGAAGCGATTAATCAATCGAAACAACAACTAGAACTTAATTATCAACTAATGGATTTGGTAACCTATTGTAGTGATGCTATAGGTACTGAAAATTGTAAACAAATTGACGAGATGCTAACAAAATGTCTTATAATTCACTAGTAGTAAACGTAGATGAAATAGGCGAAGGGCATGACTATACTGTACTAAGATCATTTAGAGACTATGCCGTTCCTAAAACAATATTTGCAACAGTAGATAGAAGCTATAATAAAGATCCACAAGTAGCCGAACCAGATGTTAGTTCGGCTAAATTACTAGGTTATGCCGATGTAATTAATTGGAGTTTTAGTTTAACTAGATATGTAAATAACTATGATTATGGCGATACTGTAATCAAACAAGGATATTTAAAAAATACAGCATTTACCACAAGCGCAGGAAATAATGGTTTAGGTTTTATAGTAGGATTAGATGGAGTTGGAGCTAGTTTTAGTACTATAGGAAAATATCAAAGTACTCCTTATGATTTTACTGTAGGTGCAATAGATACCTTTGATTGGCGACCTGGAACTGAAACTTTAAATGAACAAAACAGAGCATTAAAATTAGCAAAATTTGAGTTAGCTGATTTTAGCGAAGTTGCGCCTAAATTTGTAGATTTTTATACTCAAGGAGATGCTGGCACTAGTTATGCCGCACCAAGAGTAGCTGGTCTTATAACATATATCAAAGATTATGATAGTACTTATACACTAAATCAAATAAGAACCGTACTAGAACGTAATAGTAAACACATGACTTTTACTAGAGACGGTAATACTTGGATTGCTCAAGTATTGGATCCTTGGAATCTAGAAAATAATAAAGTAAGAGATGGTAGATTAGGTTATAGCGTGACGTTATTTTCTGATAATATTACTAGAGAAGATTATACTTGGACATTTGACCCTAAACATGTAATAGATAAGTGGACTAAAGTAGATGCACTATTTGAAGTAATTCGTGGTACTAATAGTGATCCTGAAGAATTAAAAACTTGGATGCAATCAATAGATAAAAATAACTGGACACTACAAAAAACAGTAGATGAATTTTGGTCTTGGTCTAATAAAGTATTTGTAAGTAATTATTTTAGTACTGTGCCGCTAATAGAGCGAGTGCAAGGACTATTTCATTTAGGACTAGACAGAGAACCTACAACAGAAGAAACAGTTCAAGCAATTGACTACTATAATAGTATTGATAATAATTGGTCACAATTAGTTACTACTTTTATTGGTGTTTATAATATTGATCTTGCAACACAATCGTGGTAATAAAATGAAAAAATATATAACAGAATTTACAAATATCAATCGTAGCTATGATCATCATAATCGTGATAGCAATCTACAACAAGTAGTAGAGTGTAGAGTAAACAACGCAGCCTACTTACCAAAACGTGCTAATCCTACTGATGCTGGTGCAGATCTACGCAGTACCGAAAATTTAGATATTTATCCAAATGAAACAAAACTTGTTGATACTGGTGTAGCGGTAAAAATTCCAGAAGGCTTTGCTGGGTTCGTATTTAACAGATCGGGACAAGGTAAAAAGGGAATTATTTTACTTAATTCAGTAGGCGTTATTGACAGTGATTATCGTGGAAATATAAAAGTAGCACTAAAAAATATTAGTGATGACAAGTATGAAATTAATATTGGCGATAGAATTGCACAACTAGTAATTATTCCAGTAATTATTTGTGATTTTGTTGACAGTTGGAACGATACAAAACGTGGTACTGGAGGATTTGGTAGTACCGGACAATAGGAGAAATTATGCAAGTAAGCACACGCGCACAAGTAATTACTAGACGAACTTATAATCGTCCTACTAGTGATGATGGTAAACAATTTGAAAACTGGCAACAAACTGTTAGACGAGTTAAAGATCATCAACACTGGTTATGGGAGCGAGCTGTAGGACGTCAGCTCTTTTTCAATGAAGTAGAAGAACTAGATCAACTAGAAAAGCTAATGCTAGAGCGCAAGGTATTAATGGCCGGACGAACACTTTGGCTAGGTGGTACTACAGTGGCACAAACTCGTGAAGCCAGTCAATTTAACTGTAGTTTTACACAAGTAGAAACAGTATACGATGTAGTAGATTGTTTATGGTTATTATTACAGGGTTGTGGAGTTGGATTTAAACCTATTGTAGGCACACTAAATGGATTCTCAAAACCAATTAAAAATATTCAAGTTGTTAAGAGCCAACGAACTGCTAAAGGAGGACTTGAACACAATGTTGAAACTTGGGATCCAACAACAAAAACTTGGACAATTCAGGTTGGAGACAGCGCAGAAGCGTGGGCCAAGTCTATTGGAAAGCTTCTTGCGGGCAAGTATCCTGCTACTACTCTTGTACTTGATTTTAGTCAACTAAGACCAGCTGGAGAAAGGTTAAAAGGATATGGATGGATTAGCAGTGGTGACAGTGCTATCTCAAAAGCTTATGTTGCAATTGCCAACATACTTAATGGTAGGGCTGACAGCCTTCTTACTAGGATGGATATTCTTGACATTATTAATCATCTTGGAACGATATTATCTAGTCGTAGATCGGCTGAAATCGCTCTTTTTGACTATGGTCAGCCGGAATGGCAAGAATTTGCCATAGCTAAAAAAGATTTTTGGCTATATAATCGCGAACATCGTCAGCAATCAAATAACAGTTTAGTATTTAAAGAAAAGCCAACACGTCAAGAGCTAAAAGAGATTTTTAATCTTATGCTAGAGGCTGGTGGCAGTGAGCCAGGATTTATTAATGAACAAGAAGCTCTTAGACGTGCTCCGTGGTTTAAAGGAGCAAATCCCTGTGTTGAAATCTTGTTGGGTAACAAAGCCTTCTGTAACCTTACGGAAACGGATATCTCCAAGTTTAAAGGTGACACCGCAGGATTACACGATGCGATCAGATTGGCTGCCAGGGCAAATTATCGTCAGACCTGTGTTAATCTTAAAGACGGGATCTTACAAGAAGCATGGCACCTTAACAACTATTTCTTACGTCTCTGTGGAGTAGGTTTAACAGGTATTGCAATGCGTCCTGATATGACTAGCTATGACTATGAATACTTAAAGCGAACAGCTACGTCAAGTGCCATTTCAATGGCAGATGAATTAGGCTTACCAAGACCTAAAAATGTTACTTGTATTAAGCCATCTGGTACGCTTAGCAAAATCATGGATTGTACCGAAGGTGTACACAAACCACTAGGTAAATACATTTTTAACAATGTGCAATTTAGTACATACGATCCAATGATTCCTATACTTCGAGATGCTGGTTATAGGGTAATTAATCATCCTACAGATCCAACTGGCGTCTTAGTAACCTTTCCAGTAGAGTGGAAAGATGTGCCTTTTCATAAAGATGGTAATAAAGAAGTCAATCTTGAAAGTGCTGTTTATCAGCTAGAAAGATATAAATTATTACAAACTAGCTGGACACAACAAAATACTAGTGTAACTATTAGTTATGATCCTAGTGAGGTTACAGAAATTATAGATTGGTTGCTAAATAACTGGGACTGCTATGTAGGTGTAAGTTTTATTTATAGAACTGATCCTACTAAAACTGCTCAAGATTTAGGTTATTTATATCTGCCACAAGAAGTTGTGGACGAGAAAACATATAAAGATTATATTTACAATCTAAAAACAATTGATATAGAAAGTGCTAACAGTTTTGACGAATTGTTAGATGATGAATGTGCTACTGGAGTTTGCCCCGTAAAATGATTGATACAGATAAAGAAATTTTAACACTAAGATTAACTGTAAACGAGATTAATAGTATATTAGTGTCTCTTCAAGAATTACCGGCTAAAATTTGTAATCCATTAACTAGAAAGATACAGATTCAAGCTAATGAACAATTAGAAGAACTAAATAAAGATGAAGAATCTGATAAAGATTCTGCTCCAACTTTAGAAGTAGTAAAATAAAAAAAGCCCGCATTTAGCGGGCTTTTTTTATAGTGTAGTATCTAATAAACTATCTTGTTCATCAATTGTCATATCACCCATATCATGTAATTGACCAAATACATCAATTAATATATCACGGTAAGGTTGATCTACCATATGTAAATCAAACAAGTAAACATCTAAGTGATCATTTCGCAATAATTCAGCATGATACATAAACTGACCAAATGCCTCTAGTTCTTCGCTAATATTATTGTTCGCATAATCTTCTATTACTTGTGCAATAATCATTCTATCTGTATGTGGAATAATACCTTTTTGAGCCAATTTTACTAATTGTAGTGCTTTTGATTCACGCTCTCTCATAATTTGATCACGTTTAGCACTACTCCAACTATAACCGCCATCTCCACCCCAAAGATCCCAAGCTACGCGACCTTTACTAGGAAATCCGTCTTCACCACTATTAAATCCAGTTGCACGTTTATCTACTTCATGTCTACTAAAAAAACTATACATACGTAATACTGTACTAGCTGATAAGGGTTCGCGATCTTTTAGTTGATTAGCCCTGGCTAGGCCAACAAGCGTACCTCCAGGCTTACCTTCTTCTTTCCACTTAAGTGCACGACGAGCAGCACTAGCCATGCCGCTGGTTGGTTTATAAGTTTTAGCCATATTATTGTTTCATCCTATTATCATCCATAAATTTTATTTGATCTACAAGAGCATCAGCATCGGTTTTAAAATTTTGAAACTCTGCTTTACTAATAGTTTTATTAAGATCTTCTAGTAATTTTTGAGCTGTTGAATTATGCTGTGCTCTAGCAGCATACAGCCATCTAAAAGAGTTCTTTTTATCATTAGTTTTAAGATAATATTCTCCAAGTTTTAACATAGCACTAACATTTTTCTTCATACCCGCTTCTTTTAAATCGTTTAATATATTATCTATTTCTTGTGGACTACTAGTAGGATCATTAAAAATCATTATAGCATATCTTTCTTGGGCTTTTTCGTTTACTTTGGCAGCATTTTTTACAAATTCTAATGCTGTAGAGTAGTTATTATATTTTTCGCATAAATCAGCAATATTTAGAGCTTGATCACTATCAACTTTAAAACAAAACTCTTTAAATATTGCTACAACATAGGCTTGTAGTTCTTGAGGAATTAAATCTTTT